GATGTTCCTGTCATGGTGGCCGCCGGCTGGTCCGAGGCGCAGAAGAAAGCGTACGTGCTGGCTGACAACCAATTGGCACTCAATGCCGGGTGGGACATTGACCTGCTCAAGATTGAGGTGGGCGATCTTAACGCCTCGGGCTTTAATCTTGATCTGATTGGGTTTGACGACAAACTGCTGGCCGATCTGCTGGCCGATCCCAATGCTGGGCTGACCGACCCGGACGATGTTCCAGAGCCGCCGGCCGTGCCCGTGACCGTGCTGGGCGACGTTTGGATTATGGGGAACCATCGAATTGTCTGCGGAAGTTCTACAGAAGCCGACACCGTTGCCAAGTTGCTTGGCCCAGTGAAGCCGCACCTTATGGTCACCGATCCGCCTTATGGGGTCGAGTATGATGCGAATTGGCGGAACAAAGCGATGCGATCCGATGGCTCACCCATCGGTGGGCGCGCCATCGACAAGGTTCTGAACGACGACAAAGCAGACTGGCGCGAAGCGTGGGCGCTGTTTCCCGGTGATGTTGCCTATGTTTGGCACGCTGGCAATATGGCACACGTTGTCGCTGACAGCTTGCTGGCTTGCAACTTCGGAATCCGCGCTCAGATCATCTGGGCTAAGAACCAATTTGTAATAGGTCGCGGCGATTATCATCCACATCATGAGCCTTGCTGGTACGCTGTGCGCCAGGGAAAGAAGGGTCATTATGATGGTGGCCGTAAACAATCTACTCTTTGGAAGATCGACAAGCCCCAAAAGTCAGAAACTGGCCACTCCACCCAAAAGCCTATCGAGTGTATGCAGCGCCCTATTGAGAACAATAGCAGCCCTGGCCAAGCAATTTACGAGCCGTTCTCTGGTTCCGGCACTACAATCATCGCAGGCGAGATGACCGGTCGGCATATATATGCCATCGAACTGAACCCCGCGTATGTAGATGTGGCTGTGGTAAGATGGCAAAACTTCACCGGCCAGAAGGCCATCCACGAAGCCTCTGGCAAAACATTTGACGAGATGAACAATGTCCCGCAAACCGTATGAGCCTGCCGAAAAAGACCGCAATCAGGTCACGCTGATGGCGGGCATCGGCCTGACACACGACCAGATTTGTAAAATCATTGGGATCAGCGACGAGACGCTGCGAAAATACTATGCGAAAGAGTTGAGCACGGCCGCCTCGGTGATGAACGCCCAGGTGGCTCAGAACCTATTCCGCATGGCAACCAGCAAAGGCTCTGGCGCCGTGGCATCGGCTATATTCTGGCTTAAGACCCGCGCTGGATGGCGGGAGGTTGATCGCAGGGAAATCACTGGCGCCAATGGCGCGCCTTTGAGCATCACCAACGTGGATTTGCGCGGGCTGAGCGATGCTGATCTAGCCACCATGCAGGCGCTGCTGCTCAAATCCGACGATAAGAACACCCCCGTCAAACACTAATAGCAACACGCGATGAACGCGCCGATCTCATCAGCAGATATGAAGGCGATCGTCGAAGCCGAGATGTCTCGCCGATCGGCAAGCGCTAGTCTCTATGAGTTTGTCAAACAGGCCTGGCATGTAGTAGAGCCGGGCGTACCGTTTGTGCCCAGCTGGCATATTGAAGTTATTTGTGAGCACCTTGAGGCTGTTAGCACTGGCGAGATTAGACGACTGCTGATTAACATTCCACCGCGGCATAGCAAGTCGTTGATTGTAAGCGTTATGTGGCCGATGTGGGAGTGGTTGTCGGCGCCGCATCACAAATACCTGTGTGCGTCCTACTCGAGTGTATTGAGCATCCGCGACAATCTATCAGCGCGCCGGCTGGTGCAATCGCCCTGGTATCGGGATAGATGGGGCCACATGTTAACGCTTGCCGGCGATCAGAATGCTAAGCAAAGATTCGAGAATGACAAGACAGGCTATCGCATTGCTACCTCGGTTGGCGGCACTGCTACTGGCGAGGGTGGGTCGCGATTAATCCTTGATGATCCGCATTCCGCCCGCGATGCACAGAGTGATACTATACGCGAGTCGACGATTGACTGGATCAACATGGTTTGGGCAACCAGGCTTAATGATCCAAAGCTTGATGCAATGGTTACCGTTATGCAGCGTCTGCATGAGCGCGATGCTAGCGGTATTATACTTGAGCAAGGCGGTTGGGAGCATGTTTGCATTCCCGCCGAGTATGACGGTCGGCAGCGTAAGACAATGCTTGGCCCATATGATCCGCGCACTGCCAAAGGCGAGTTGATTTGCCCGGAGCGGTTTGGTGATGCTGAGATAACCAGCCTTAAGCAAAGCCTAGGGGTCTATGGCACTGCCGGACAATTGCAGCAGGACCCTGCACCAGCCGAGGGTGGCATTCTCGATGTTACCAAGTTTCAGCACTGGCCATACGATAAGGCGCTGCCACCGTTCGAGTATATCCTCCAATCGTATGACTGCGCATTTAGTGAGAGTGCTGCCAATGATCCCACGGCATGTACTGTTTGGGCGGTGTTTACACACAAGGGTGAGCGCAATGTGATGTTGATTGACGCATGGGATGAGCACCTAAGTTATCCGGACTTGCGCACTCGCGCGATCAAGGATTGGCAAACTGAGTATGGAGGTATGTCCAAGGACTCGCCGTATGGTCGCGCCCGGCGCCCTGATCGAGTGCTAGTTGAAGCCAAGGCCAGCGGCCAAAGCCTACTGCAGGATTTCAGGCTGGCACGCATACCGGCCGTCGGTTACAACCCAGGCAATGCTAGCAAGACTAGTAGAGCGCACCAGTCTGCGCCAACGTTGGAGCTAGGGCTACTATGGGTGCCGGAGTCAAAAAAGAACCCAGGCCATCCTGTGAGTTGGGCTGGTGCGTTCATTAAGCAGCTGGCGAAGTTTCCGGTAGCTGAGCATGACGACTATGTTGATACATTTACGCAAGCGGTGATATACCTCAAAAACGATGGGTGGTTCGAGCTGCCGAAAGCTAAAGACCCGGATGAGCCTAAGATTACCAAGCGCGAGTACAGCAATCCCTATGCGGCGTAGTGAGGTGGTAGCGATGGCCAACCCGATTGACAAGGATAGCCTACCGCTTAACAAGCCACGCCGCACGCCTGATCATCCGACCAAGTCTCATGTTGTTAAGACCACGGTTGATGGTAAGCCAAAGATCATTCGCTTTGGGGAGCAGGGTGCTAGCACTGCTGGCGCACCCAAGGCTGGCGAGAGTGATAGGATGACGGCCAAGCGTGCGAGTTTTAAGGCTAGGCACGCTGCTAATATTGCCAAGGGTAAGAGTAGCGCGGCTTACTGGGCGGACAAGGTGAAATGGTAACTCAACGCGATAGAGATAACCGCACGGAGCGTCAACAACTGATGCGCCCGGCAAAGCGTCAGTTGATAGGCGTGCCTGATTCTCGCCCGCAGCCGCCTGTGGAGTTCATTCCGCGTGAGTTCTTGCCTGCTTTGCGGGCAGCGACACGGGCGGAGCCGCAGGCGGTAGCACCACAGGCAGCACCACAGGCAGCACCACAGGCAGCACCACAGGCAGAGCCACAGGCGGAGCCACAGGTAACTCCGCAGCAAGATGCCGGCGTCACCCCATCGGCAACGAGCGCTAGGTATGATCCCAACAATCCATACGTAGCGGAGGCCATGCGTCTAGAAGAAAAATACAATTTGCCGAAGGGTGTTTTTCTGGCCGTAATTCAACAGGAAAGCGGTTTTAACCCCAATGCAGTGAGCAAGGCTGGGGCTTATGGCCTTGCTCAATTGATGCCAGGCACGGCGAGTGGTTTAAATGTTGATCCTCGCGACTGGAAGCAAAACTTAGACGGTGGCGCGCGTTACTTGGCGGAACAAATAGCTACGTTTGGCGAGTTGCCGTTTGCTGTTGCGGCTTACAACGCTGGCCCTGGCGCGGTTCGCAAGGCTGGGAACGCTATTCCTAATTTTCCAGAAACGCAAAAATACGTAGCTGCTGTTATGCGCAATGCGGGCTATCCAATGGCGCCGCCAAAACTAGCTGATGGTGGGTTGATTGAGCTTGCGCGCAAGTATGCGGACGGCGGCTCGGTTGCGGGTGCGGCTCAGGTGTATGACCCGGCGGTTATTGCGGCGATTGCTGCGAGCATTACTGAGCCCCAGGGCTACGCTGAGGGTGGTCAGGTTGATGTTGCGCCAACAAGCAGCGTGTGGGACCGTTACCTACCTCGGGACTTGCCTGATAGTGCTTACGGAGATTTGCAGCAAAACCTAAAATATCTTCCCTTGAACATAAAACGATTGCTTGATGCGGGGGCAATTAGGATTACGCAGCCGGGCAGCGGCGACGAAAGCAACCCGCATGCGATTAATTCATCGGACCCGGAAAAATGGTCTTTGGTGACGGCGCACAATGACCGGAATTCAGACTCCTACACGCGCGGCTGGGCGAGTAAGCCGGAAAGCTATGAGTCAGCAATTAAAATTTTGAACGACCCCGGCGCTTTGTACGACGGCAAATACCGTCAGATTTTGTGGTCTGCCCGCAAGCTAGGCCTACGCCCGGACGAAGTGTTCATGCCAAAGGAAGAGGCCCGCAGCCCCGCTGCCAGTGGTCGGGGCTACGCTGAGGGTGGTCGAGCTACGTCAAAGAAAAAAAAGCAAAACCGTCCCCTTTCCCTGGACTTGTCTGATAGTTCGTATGACGGTTACAAACCGTATCCGATCAATACACCGGACCCAAAAAAATGGTCCCCGGCTCCTGTGCCGGAGCGCAATGATCAAGATTCGGCTGCTTCCTCATCTCTAACAAAAACCGGGAAGGGCGCGTTTTGGGAGGGCCTTGGCAAAGCGTCTCCGGAGTTGGCCCTTGGTATGGGTTCTGGGGAGATGGGTCAGGGTGAGGTTGATGCGGGCGAGTCGTCAGCAGAGGGGGACAATGACGCCCTTGGGTTTAAAATTCGTGGAAATGTTGGCAAATTAGGTTCTTCCCCTTATGTTAACATTGGCGGCGGCATTACATTGCCTTTGGGTGATGTAATGCTGATGTTGGACGCTAGTTACGGCAAAGCGATTGGGTATTCTGCCAAACCAGATATTTCTGTTACCGGTGGGGTGCGCATTCCCTTTGCTGATGGTGGCACTACAACCGGCGTTAGCAGTGATGATGCTGCGCCCCGCACCTTTGCGGACCTTGTTCGGCGTTACGCTGTGGGCGATGCGATGCGGAACGGGGAGCCGACTACGCGGCAGCGTCCGCCGACGTATGAGGAGATGGGCAATAACCCGGTAGGTTGGTCTAGCATCTACCCCCCGCAGTATATGAGCAACCAGGACCCGAACGTGTCGCCCGTGGCGTCGCGCACGCTCATGTCGGACGCGCAGCGCCTTGGGTTGTTGGGGCGGCGTGGTCCAGTGACTGGGGCTGACTTGCCGGCGTTGGAAGAACGCGGGCAGGGGCTGATGGACAACGCCATGACGGTGGCTGGGGCGGCGAACCCGTTTGGGAAGCTTCCCGTCAAGGCATTTCACACGACGTATGAGCCGTTTCAAAATTACGACTGGTCGCGGTTGGGGAAATCTACCGCAGATAACGCGGGAGGCACGTCAGTTGAAAAATGGGCGGACAATCTTGCGAAAATAGGGCCTTGGGCCAGCGAAAGGTCGCTTATGAAAGAGATGGCGGGTGGGGTTTCGCTGCCTGTTGAGATCGGCGGCAATGCGAAAACTTTTTCGTCTCTTGACGCATTGGAAAAAGCAGTTCGCAAAGCGGGCGTTCCATCAGCAT